GGGTATATGGCTCAGAATTTAAAAAAGGAACAAATGGAATGACAGGTTCTTTAGAGGCTGAAGATGAAATCTTCTCTAACAAACCTATTATCATTAAAGATAAGTATGCAGTAAATGGTTCAGACATGGCTCAAATTGGTTGGGTTGAAGTAACTACTGAAAATGGTGCTTCAGGATACCTTTGGTATTTAAAGTCAGAGCATGAAACTCGTTTACGTTTTGAAGACTATCTTGAAACTGCAATGATTGAAGCAGTTCCTGCTGAACTAAATTCAGGTGCAATCAATGTAGTAGGCGTTGCAGGTACTGCAAATTCCGGAGGTTCTGAAGGAGTTTTCTATGTAGTAAATAGTCGTGGAAATGTATGGGGTGGTGGTAATCCACAATCTCTTTCTGATTGGGATACTGTTATTTCTCGTTTAGATAAGCAAGGTGCTATTGAAGAAAACGTACTATTTGTTAATCGTGATTTTGGATTTGACATTGACGATATGTTAGCAGCACAAAACTCTTATGGAGCAGGTGGTACTTCTTATGGTCTATTTGACAATGACAAAGACATGGCGTTAAACTTAGGCTTTACAGGATTCCGAAGAGGTTATGATTTCTACAAGACTGATTGGAAATACTTAAATGACCCAACAATGCGTGGTGCTATGCCTACAGGTTCAAATGCATCAGGGAATGTTACAGGACTACTTGTTCCTGCAGGTTCAACTAATGTATATGACCAAATCATGGGTAAAAATGCAAAGCGACCTTTCTTACATGTTAGATATCGTGCTTCTGAAGCAGAAGATAGAAAATATAAGACTTGGATTACAGGTTCAGCCGGAGGTGCTCAAAATAGTGACTTAGATGCAATGGAAGTTAACTTCTTATCTGAGCGTGCTGTTTGTACTTTAGGTGCGAATAACTTTGTATTATTCCGTTACGGAGCATAATAACAAATGATTAAATCAAGAGAGGGACATCAGTGTCCCTCTCTATTTTTTTAGTAACAACTTAAATTAAATAAAATGAAAACAAACACAACAACAGTAGATAAGACCTACAAATTAAAAAGCAATGCAACGCCAATATCTTTTACGTTGCCATCTAGGAATACATCTAGATTTCCACTTCTTCACTTTGATGAAGAACAAAATATTAACAGGCCTTTGCGATATGCAAGAAATCAAAAATCACCATTCGAAGATGAACAAGACGGAAACTTTCTTCTTGAACCTGTTATTTTTGATGATGGATTTTTAACTGTTCCAAGAACAAATCCTGTTCTACAACAATTCTTACATTATCATCCTATGAATGGAAATGTTTTTGTAGAAGTAAACAAAACAGTTGATGCTGCAAAAGAAGTTGAAGATTTAAACTTTGAAGTAGACGCATTAATTGAAGCAAGACAACTAAGCATTGAGCAACTTGAAGTAGTAAGTAGAGTAATGTTTCAAAAAGATGTTACAACCGTATCAACTGCAGAGTTGCGTAGAGATGTATTAATATATGCTAAAAGAGAACCTAAATCATTTTTAGAAATACTTAATGACCCTTTACTTAAATTACAATCAAATGTGCAATTATTTTTTGCTCATAACTTATTGCAATTTAGGAATGGACAAAGAGAAGTATGGTTCAATACAAAGAGTAACAAGAAGAAAATGATGGGCATACCATTTGGTGAAGACCCATATGAAACAGTTGCTTTGTTCTTGAAGTCAGATGATGGTCTTGAGGTTCTAAAGTTCTTAGAAATAAGTCTAAAATAATTGTTATATTTGCATTGTTATTAACAACTAAAAACTTTTAAAATGAACAGAAAATTTTTACAATTTACAATTGGAGCGGCAAATGCTCTTGAAAAAAAATTATTCTCGGCTAACGCTGATTATTTTATCTCAATGCCTACTGATGTCACATTGAAGTTTCATGCTTATTCAGCACATGCAGGATCTGATGAAATTTTAATTACGTTTACTACTAATGACCCTTCATATGCATCACACTATGCAGTTATTAATGCATTAGCTTCTGCTAATAGTGCATCATCTAATCCTACTGTAATTATTGTTCCTGCATTACCAATGGTTGGAGCGACACAACAATTAATTTCAACTATAACATTTTTATAATATTAATTAATTTTAAAACAAGGAGGCACTTTAATAGAGTGCCTTTTTTTTTATTATCTTTGTAGTATGATAAACTCTGTAAGGAATACTGTAATTGCTATTTTAAATAAAAATAACTACGGATATATTTCTCCATCTGATTTTAATTTGTATGCCCAACAAGCGCAATTAGAATTATTTATGAAATATTTTTCTGATTATAATACAATTATAAATAAGGAAAATGCTAGGGGGTCAGGAACAGATTATGCCGATTTTGGGAAATCTTTTGCTGAACAAGCGGAAGAGTTTATAGTAACAAAACCATTAACAAATACATCAATAACTACTACTTTATCAAATACATATTACCTTCCATCTTTAGTGACCACACTAGATGAAGAGTATATGATAAATAAAGTATTGTGCTATTCTAAGATACTTTCAAGTGGTGTAAATACATCTGTTGTTGCATCACAATTAATAGATTCATCAGCTAATTTTTCTTTAGCAGGAGTTTCAGTTGGAGACATTGTAACTAATACCTCAGTTGCTCCAATGGTAACAGCTACAGTAACATCTGTAAGTGCTACAATACTAGGGCTTTCTGCAAATATATTTACATTAGTATCTGAGTCTTATAGAATTGTTGATACTTCAGTTCAAAATGAAGCGGAAAAAGTTTCAGCAGGAAAGATAACATTATTAAATATGTCGCCTATTACATCTCCATCTGTTAACTACCCTGCATATACTCAAACAAGTGACTCAATAACTTTTTATCCATCAAGTATTATAAACTTACCATTGCAAGTTGAAGCAACTTACTTTAGATATCCTAAAGTTCCTAAGTGGACATTTATATCTTTAGCAAATGGTGAGCCTGTATTTGACCAATCACAACTTGATTACCAAGACTTTGAAATAGGAGAGCAAAATGAAACTTCATTAGTTGTCAAGATACTTCAGTATTGTGGTATATCAATTAGGGAAACATTAGTTGCTCAATTTGGAAAGCAAGAGGAGATGGAAAACAATGCACAAATACCATAATATATAAAACATGGCGTATATATCACAGTATGAATATTATGAGAATAATGGAAACAATCCCGATGACTTAAATTGGGGTTCGTACCAATATGTCAGTTTAGCTGATATAGTAACTAACTTTCTTTTAATGTACTCAGGAAATCATTCTTTGGTAAACAACGAAGAAAGATATAAGATATTGTTCCACGCAAAACGTGCAGTTCAAGAACTAAACTATGACGCATTTAAAGAAATAAAAATATTAGAATTAAATGTTCCAAATACATTAAGATATATCTTACCTTCTGACTATGTTAATTGGGTAAGAATATCTGTATATGAAAATGGTTTATTAAGACCATTAAGTGAAAACATTCAAACGCTTTCATCAAAAGCATATCTTCAAGACAACCTTTCAAATATATTATTTGACCAAGACGGCAACGCTCTTTCTCCTCAGTATTCTAGTATAGATTTTGATAGAATTACAGGGACAAAGAAGTCAATATACCTGAACAAAGCAAGCCAATTTAATGGACAAATGGGATATAATGTAGATGGATATTGGTATTTTGATTATGCTATAGGTGCAAGGTTTGGTTTAAATACAGAAACGGCAAATGCCAACCCTACATTTACAATAGATAAAAAATCAGGAGTTATTAATTTTGATTCAGGAATGTCTGAGAGGTTATGTATTCTTGAATATGTTTCTGATGGAATGGAAGGTGGAGATAACTCTTTGATTACTATAAACAAACTATTTGAGGCGTATGTTTATGCTTCTATAAAATATGAAATTTTAAATGCAAAGTTTGGTGTTCAGGAGTATATTATTCAAAGAGCCAAAAAGGATAAGCAGGCGTTGTTAAGAAATGCAAAGATAAGAATAAGCAATATTCATCCCGGTAGACTTTTAATGAATCTAAGGGGATTAGATAAAATGTTAAAATAATATGCCAAAGTTTACTAGAAATTTTACTGCAGGTAAGATGAACAAAACTTTCGATGAGAGAGTTGTCCCTAATGGCGAGTATATTGATGCAATGAATGTCAGAATGGGTTCGACAGAAAATTCTGAATTTGGAGTTATTGAAAACACAAAAGGAAATATTTCACTTACAACTTTAAAGTTTCAAGGTACACCATTAAGTGTAGATGCTAGATGTATTGGTGCATATGAAGACGGCTCAATAGAGACTATTTATTGGTTTGTACATGACCCTAGTTTTCCAAATGGTAACACAGGTAAGCTTGACTTAGTTGTTTCATTCAATACAAATACATTTTCTTTAACGTATCATGTTATTACCATAGATAATGGTGGTGGTGTAGATACAACATTAAATTTTAATCCTCAGTATTTAATTACAGGGGTAAATAAAATAGAAGACTTATTATTTTTTACGGACAACTATAATGCTCCAAGGTCAATAAATGTAAATAGAGGTTATGCTATACCTTCGGGTGCTCCGCTTATTGATGCGGGTAGTGTTCCTGCAGCATTACTACTTGAAGAGTCATTGCTTGTAATTAAAAGACCACCTGTAGAAGCTCCAACTGTAAAGTTGGTAAACACTCCGGGAGAACAAAACTTTTTAGAAGAGAGGTTTATATCATTTGCTTATAGATATTTATATGCCGATGGTCAATACTCAGCTACATCTCAATGGTCTGACATTGCTTTTTCACCAAATGGATTTGAGTTAACTATTGAAGCATATTTGAACGAGGGAATGATAAATGCCTACAATGCTTGTGAAGTAACTTACTATACAGGAAACTCTCTTGTTTTAGGTATAGACTTATTATTTAAGCAGTCGGAAAGCAATATAATAAAAATAATTGAGAAACAAAATAAGGCAGATTTAGGTATTCCAAATAATACATATAAAACTTTTATATTTGATAATAGCAAAATCTTTACTGTTTTACCTGAAGCTGAATTATTAAGGCTATATGATAATGTCCCAAGATTTGCTCAAGCTCAAACGCTTATGGGAAATAGATTGATGTATGGAAATTATAT